CCACCAGATAAAGATACAGCAGATGCAAATGACTTTATATCATTTCTTAACGTATCAATATTACCATTTAAACTACCGTTAATAACAATATAATCACAATCTACTTCTTCTAACATAGCTTTTGCAGCTGTAGTTTTACCAGTACCTGGAGAACCAGATAAAAGTAAATTAGGTACATTCTTTTGATTTACAAACTCTTGAAAAGTATCTTTCAATTCGTTAGGTAAAATCGTATCACTTACTGTTCTAGGGCGATATTTCTGCCCCCAGAGCATTTCATCATTTAGCATAATATATTAACCTTTAGTATAAGTTGAACTACTTTCAGTAGCTATCCAATATTCAATATCCTTTCCTTTAAAGTGAGCGATACCTTTAGAAGAGATTTCTATATCATAATCTTCAGGAAGAATTTTTATATTCTCAGCTAAAAATATCATTTTAAATACATCATTAGTACTACCAACAGGTACTCTATAATTATCAGAAGATGGATTCTTAGAATCTATCGCCTCAATAAACATATTACCATCTTCACCAGTAATAGATAGTTCGGGTAGTCCCATAACAGACATAGCCCTTAATACACTTAGTAACACATCACTACTAAGTTGAAATTTAATTTCTGGATCAGGTAGTTTAATTTCTTTATCACCAGGTGCAACTATAAGTTTAGGATCGGCATAAGTATACTTTACTGTTCTACCTGAGTTATTACCAGAGTTAACAACCAAAAACTTATCTTCTAACTTTATATTAGGTTTATCAAATAAAGATAATACCCCTAAAAATCTAGATAGATCATAAATTGCAAAAGGTGATGGAATAGACTCTGTAACTTTAGCTTTAGCCATTACAGTCTTATTAGGAGATACAGTAACTAAAACACTACCATTACTATCCCCTTCTTTAAACTGCAAAGAAGGATTTATAGTAGCATAATTTTTAAGTATCTGAAGCGTACGTCCTTCTAGTTTCATCATTTTATGGCACCTTTCTTTTTAAGTTTACCAGGATCGGCAGTAGCAGATGCCCCCACAGTTGCAAGATGGCTTAAGCTTCCACCAAACATATAAGAACCAACATGGGTAGTTTTCATCCAAGGACATAACCAAGTTCTAATACCAGCCTTTTCAGCATTATAACAGAACATATAATCTTCAGATAGATACCTCTTAGACTTAGGATCGATAATACAATCAAAGTATGCCATAATTTCTCTTGTACCATCAAAATGCTCAGTACGAACATGATCAGGCTTATATTTTAACTCAGGAAACTTCTCGTCATACTTCTTAAATACTTCCCTCTGTATCATCATAAAGCCAGTACCTAGCTCCATTACCTCGGCAGGTTCACCTAATGGTATAGTTTGTGCACCACCTTTAGGATTAAATACAAAATCACCAACAAAGTTATCTAACTCGTTAGGATTCTCATCAGCAACACCTTTATTTACCGCTTGTAAGATTTTCTCCCATGAGATACATTTCTTAGGATAAGGCGCACCCATAATGTCAAACTTACCAGGATTCTGTAACATTAACGTTAACATAGCAATAACATCATGCGGATTAAAACCAATATCAGAATCTAAGAATAGTAAATGTGTTGCACCACTTCTTAGAAACTCATCACAGCAGTAGTTTCTAGCTCTAGTAATCAACGACTCATTAAACAAATAATACAGTTGCAATTGCAAGCCATACTTTGCACATAATGCTGATAGATCGGCAATAGACTTTGTATACAACCCTGCACATTGACCACCATACATAGGAGTAGCTACAAAGAGCTTTGCCTTTCTCAGCTCATTAATATTAATTTCTATTTTCATAGTCACCTTTCTTCATTATAACTTACAATTATTAAAATTAGCAGAATACCACTTTGCTTGTGCTTCTGGAGATTTATCCTTTTGCCACTTCTTAGTTTCAGGACTATATGAACCAGTACGAGAACTTATCTCTTTAATTACCTCATCCATAACTTTATCACCATCATATCCATACTTTGCTATTTCACCATAACAAAATACAATCATATCGGCCATTGCATCTATTCTACCTTCTGTAGATTCAGCTGCTAAAAACTCACCACACTCTTCTACTATCATAGAAATAAAACCATTACGATCAGGTTCTTGTTGGGTAATAAGTCTTTCATCAGACCATTCTTTTATTCTTGTAAAATTACTCACATTAATCTCCAAAGTAATAAGGGTTAAAATACGTTTTAAATCTATCTACTGTTTGTAGACTTTTATTCTTTAGATCCATTTGTATAACTTTATTAGGATCTGTTTCTCTACTATTATCAAACTTCGTTGATGAAATATTAAAATCATCATCTATAAACATCGGAGATATTTCATTACGAAATAATAATAAATTCTTATCTTTATACATTAAACAACTAAACGTACCATCCATTTCATTGAGTATATTATAACCTACTTTTTTAATTCCTTCAAGTAGTAACTTAGTATCCCATTTAGTATTATACTCTTTACTAAACTTCTCAATTGTCATTTCTTTTATTATACCATTATGCCATAGATAACAATCATCGACAGTTGCCGGATGAATTGAATCTTTATCTTTTTTAGTTGTTGTAGGCGCTTGTATATGTGCTATACAATAATCACCATAAGGTATTCTTATAGTATCAACATCTAATTCACCAAAGTCTTTTATAACATTATTCAACGTACCATTTTCTATATCATAAAACGATATAGAGTATGAATGAGAACCTCTATAGGAATTTAACTTGATTAGTTCTTTAAGTTTATCTAACTGAAATGACCCAACGATCGCACACATAATATATCTTCACTTAATAAATATTCAATCTCAAATTTTAGCTTATCAATACCGGTATACTTTAAAGCATACCCCCCACTTTGTTTAAATGCTGAAATACATTCATCAGAATCATCAATCAGCAATACATTTGGATTAGCATAATTACCTTTACCTTGTTTTGTTATAGTAAAGTTAATTACATTATTTTCTAAACTATTTCTAAATAACCATTCTACTTTTTGTTTTGCAACCTCTTTATTATTCTTCCTACTAGTAATACAGGAAAGAATCTCGATATCCACATACAGCTCGTTGAGCATTGAAAACAGATCATCGTAACCTGGCATTCTATCGAGCTCTTGAAATCCTTGATTATTGACAAACTCGTACCAATTATCTTCATTATCGTCATCTCTGCAATTTACCCCGTATATTGATCTGTAATATGAATCGAAATCACATAGAACCCCATCCATATCAAGATATACTGTATGTATAGTTCTATGATTATATTTTGCCATATAACTATTTATTTAATAATTGTGTCCACGGCAAATCTTTTACATAAACTATTGGATCTCTTACCCCTGCCTTAATAAAATTAGCAATACGTTCAGAACAAGAAGGACATACACCGCATGATCTTCCTTCTGAATCAGGATTATAACACGTTAGAGTATGTTCTAATAACTCTTCTTTACCCATCTCCTGGCATAATTTTATTTCATCATACTTAGATAAATGACTAAAGGGTGCAATAATTTTTACCTTATGCGTTCTATTTTGATCGGCAACAGCATTTATACTATCAACAAACTTCTGTGATGTATCCCAGTAGCCATATTCATCATGTACTTGTAATCCGGTAAATATATAATTACAGTTTCTTGCCTCGGCCTGGGCAAGAGTCATAGAAAGTAGAATTAAGTTTCTAAACGGTACGTAGGTCTTAGGCTGAGGATCTCCTAGTACCTCTTTAATGGTTGGCATCTTAATATGACTCTCTACAATGTTAGCGGAGATTTCTCTTGCAATATAACCTAAGATGGTTAGATCTAGTTCATGTCTTAAGATACCTAACGTTCTGCAGAACTCCTGCGCTCTTACTAGTTCTTCAGCCTGTTTCTGACCGTACCGATAAGAAACAGTCTCCACTTTGTCTTTACCATATTTTTCTACCAACAACATAGTCATTATAGAAGAATCCATACCTCCGGAATGTACAGATAGAACTTTGTTATCGGTGTCCGGTAATACGTTTAAAGCCTCACTTAGATTCATTTTGTTCCCTATC